GTCATGCAGCCGACAGGCCCTAGCCAGCCAGGGTGCATATGATGACAGCCGCTGAAGCCTGGTCCAGCCCGCCCGTCGATGACGTGGGATACCTGCCCGCGTCCTTTATGTTGAATATGACCGACGATGAACTGCGGGGCCTGATCCGGAATATGCGCGTGGCCCGCTACGAGGGGTGGCGTAACCATAAGGGGCTCTGGCGGGACCTGCTCGGCCTGGACATCCCGGACCGCGACGTGCTTGATTATGGGTGCGGGACCGGGATGGAGGCTTTGGAGCTGGCCAGGGCCGGCAATCGGGTGGCCGTCGCGGATATCGTGCCGGAGAACGTGGCGCTTGCGCGCAGGGTGCTGCAATTGCACGGTTTCCAGGCTAGGACATGGGTACTGTCACACGGGCGCCGGCCGTACGGCACGTTTGACTGCGTGAACCTCAGCGGCGTCTTGCATCACATCCGGGAACCGCGTCCGGTGATAGAGCGCGTGCACCGGCTGCTGCGGCCGGGCGGCGAGGCGCGGCTGATGCTCTACAGCGATATCGGCTGGCGTATCGCGACCGGCACCCCGCCGCCGGAAGACGTGACCGCACACCCTGAGTTCTGGAAGTTCGTTCGCTTTTTTGACGCGGTGGGCGATTACGCCGACTGGTATGACGTAACGAAGCTAGAGGATCGTTTCGGCGATCTGTTCCAGATCAGCCGGTTCGAGTACCTGACACCAGATTACAGGTACTGTGCAGCGGTCCTGGAGAGGAGGTGATTCTATGCGGAGATTCCGGCCTGCCTGCGGTCCGCATTGTCATCCGCGGAGGCGTGAGCACTGCCTGTGCGGTAGCTGTCACGACGGATAGAACTTGCAGCCAGGGAAGCAGAGCCAGCCACAGAATTCCAGCCATCATCCCCGTGTCAGCCAGAACAGTTCAGCCGAGACGCCAAAGATAGCCAGGAGGTTTTAGTTTGAAGATCGGCATATGCGGCCTGGGCAAAGTCGGGCTGCCCATTGCGCTGGCCCTGGCCGTGCATGGCGGTCATGAGGTGACCGGGTACGACATCAGCACCCGCCCGTGGGACATTCTCGACGGCAAGCTGGACCCGCCGATGGAAGCCGGGATCGGGGAGCTGCTGGCCGCCGATCACCGGATCGCCAGAGCGGCGTCCCCGGGCGCGCTGGCGGCCAGCTCGGATCTGGTGATCATCGCGGTGCCCACTCCGCACCCGGACGGCATGGGCGGTGACACTTCGTTCAGGCTGGACAAGCTGCGCGATTTTGATTACACGATGCTCGCTGACGCGGCCGGGGCAGTCTGCCATGCGGCGAAGGTCCAGGAGAAGCTGATTACGGTGCAGGTGCTGTCCACGGTGCTGCCCGGCACGATGCGCAGGCTGATCCTGCCGCTCGGGAACGAGTACACCCGTATCGTCTACTCGCCGGCCTTCATCTCGCTGGGCACGACCATCGCGGACTTCAGCTGGCCGCCTTTCGTGATCTGCGGGACGGAGCCGGGGCACGCGGGCTGGACGGATGTGCGCATGATGTACGGCTCTTTCGATCCGCAGGATTACCCGCCCCCTTTCTACCGGATGAGCACGGAATCAGCTGAGGTCGCGAAGATGGCCTATAACATGCTCGGCTCGGTGCACATTGAGTTCGCCAACATGGTCCAGCAGATGTGTCACGGTACCGGAGCTGACTGCGATGCGGTGACCGGCATTCTGGATTTCGCGCCGCAGGGCGTGCGCGCGGGCCTGCCGGACGGGGGCCCGTGCCGCCCGCGGGACCTGGCGGCGCTGACCTGGCTGAGCGGCAAGCTGGACATGGCCTCGGATTTGCCGCACAGCATATTGCTTGCCCGGGAGAGCCACGCTATCTGGCTGGCGGTCCGGATCCGCGCCGAGGCGCGCAAGCGCAAGCTGCCGGTCGTGCTCATGGGCACGCAGTACAAGCCGGAGACGGACCTGGAAGACGGCTCGCCGGCCCTGCTGCTGAAGCACTACCTGGACCGGTACCCGCAGGACTGCACGGTGATGCAACCGGACGGCGCCATGCCGGATTATCCCGCTGTTTACGTGATCACGGTACGATTGCCGGAGGCCGGCCAGCGGGACTTCCCGCCCGGCTCGGTCGTCTTCGACCCGTGGGGCATTACCGCCCGTCATGACATAGAAGTCATCAGGCCCGGAAGGCTGTAACCGTGCGCGTGCTCATCACCGGCTCGGCCGGGTTCGTGGGGCAGCATCTCGTCAAGGCGCTCATCGTGGAGCCGGGCTGCGTGATCATCCGGTATGACCGGTATCACGGGGACGATGTCCGGGACTATGAGCACCTGCGCACGGCTGTTCAGCATGCTGAGCCTGATCTTATTTTCCATCTCGCCGCGATGACGTGGCCCCGGGAATCGGTGACCGATCCGCACCGCTGCATGGAAGTCAACCTGCTCGGTACTCTCAACCTGCTGGACGCGGTGCGGAACTCGGGCAGTCACGCGCGGGTCCTGCTGGCCGGCACGTCGGAAGAGTACGGGTACGCGGGCCGGGACGGCGAGGTGCTGACTGAGAAATCTCCTTGCCGTCCCGCTAACCCGTATGCGGTGTCCAAGCTGGCGGCCGGGCAGCTCGGCCTCGACTACGCCAGCCGGTACGGCATCCCGGTCGTGGTGACGAGGGCGTTCAATCACACGGGCCCAGGACGGCAGGCGGCTAACGCGGAAAGCGCTTTCGCCCGGAAGATAGCCCTGGCCGAGAAGGGTCCGGATGTGGTCGTAGAGCACGGTGACCTGTCCGCGACGCGGAATTTCAGTGATGTCCGGGATGTGGTGCGGGCCTACCGGCTGGCGATTACGCAGGAACCGGGTTACTACAACGTCTGCAGTAGCAGGAACGTGACGATGCGCGAGGTCATGGACATCCTGCTGGCGCAGGCGAAAGTGCCGGTGCAGCTCAAGCGGAGCCCGTACCTGGGCGGCAAGCCTGAAGGAGGATTTCCCAGGCCGTCACATGCAAAACTGACAGGCGCCACCGGATGGAAGCCCGAGATCCCGCTGGAGGAGACGCTGAAGGACTTGCTGGCGTACTGGCGACGTAGATGATACTATAGAAGACAAATAGCCACGCCAGTATAGCCAGCCGTTGTGATATAGCATCCGGAGCATGCCAGCTAGCCAAGGATGTACAGCCCGTGCCTTGTAGTCTGCCATGGGAGGACAGCCAGAGATGAGGAAAGATTGCGCCGCCTGCGGGAGCGCGACGGAGCAAGTGCTCGATCTCGGCACGCACCGGCTTCCGGACTTCACCGGAAAGGATGCCAGGCTCCCGCCGCAGTATCCGCTGAAGCTCCGGCTCTGCCCGGCATGCACGCTGCTCCAGCTCGGTGACGTGACGCCGCGCGAGTCGCTGTACCACGAACGGTACGGATTCAAGTCCGGTGTCAATGAAGCGGTCAGGGCGGACCTGGAAAGCGTCGTGAAAGACGTCCTGAAAACCGCCAGCCTGGCGGCACCGGACACCTGGCTCGACATCGGGTGCAATGACGGGACACTGCTTTCTTACGTACCGGAAACCTGGCAGCGGTACGGCATCGACCCGCTCGGGCAGTTCGCGGACGAGGCCCGGCAGCACGCGAACGTGATCATCAAGGATTACTTCAGCCCGGTGTACTTCGAAGGCAAGTTCGGGGTCATCACGTCAGTGAGCATGTTCTATGACCTGGCTGATCCCGGGAAATTCGTGCAAGAGGTCAAGAGCGTCTTGCATAAGCAGGGCATCTGGATCATTCAGCAGAATTACGCGCTGAAGATGCTCACTGACTACGCGGTTGACAATATCTGCCATGAGCATGTCACGTATTTCTCGGTCACCGCACTGCAGCAGTTGCTCCGGATGCACGGACTGCGGATTTTCCGGGTTGAGTACTCACCGGTTAACGGGGGTTGCTTCCGGGCCTTCGTCTCGCATGAGGGCAATCACGACTTTTACCGAACGAGCGCTACAGTAATGATCGCGGTGCAGCACGAGGCGGACGCGGACCTGGGCCGGCCGGCAACGTGGCGGCGGTGGGGCGGTGATGTCCGGCATGAGCTGCAGAAGACCGCCGACCTGCTAACGGAGCGCGCTGTCCGGGCTGGTAACCGTATTTACCTGTACGGCGCGTCAACCCGCGGGGGTACGATCCTGCAGATGATCGGCGCGGGCCCGAAGGTACTGCCGTTCGCGGTCGAGCGCCAGCAGGCCAAGGTCGGCAAGATTATGGCCGCGACCGGTATCCCGATCATCTCTGAAGAGCAGATGCGCGAGGACGACCCGGATTACCTGCTGATCTCGCCCTGGTTTTTCCGGGATGTATTCGTGCAGCGGGAGAAGGCTTATCTTGACAACGGCGGCCGGATGATCTTCCCGTTGCCCAGGTTCGAGGTTGTACAGCGATGACAGAGATTAGCGGCCAAGTCCTCACAGCTAGCCAGGACAATCGAGTTCCTCCGCTCGTCTCTGTCATCACCCCCACCTGGCGACGATACAGCTTGTTGCTCAGCCGTTGTATCCCTTACGTGCAGGCTCAGGATTACGAGAGAGTCGAGCACATTATCGTGTCAGACGGGCCGGACGGGGTGCTGCGGGAGAAGCTCGCCCCGGATAGCCCGCTGAAGCCGCGGAACACCTGGTATCTTGAGCTGCCCGAGCATGCGGAAGAGCTGCACTGGGGCCACCTCGCCCGGCTGTTCGGCATCGAGCATGCGCTCGGGGAGTTCATCACGTACTGCGATGACGATGACGCGCTGCGCCCGAACCACTGCTCGGTACTGGTGAAGGCCCTGATGGATAATCCGGAGGCAGGCTGGGCCTACAGCCAGATGGCCAGTCACCACGTGAACGAGTCGATCTCTGTCATCGGAAGCAGCCAGCCCGCGTGCGGGTCGATCGGAACCCCGATGATTATGCATCGCAAAGAGATTCTGGAGCACGGGGCGTGGGGGCCGGCCTCCGCGTTTGAAGACTGGGAGCTGGTCAACCGGTGGAATATGGCTGGCGTAAAGTATGTTAATGTCGAAGAGGTGACCTCGGACGTCTGGCCGTCAGCGTTTCACGGTCACTGAACATACAGCCAATGATTATGAGCCAGCCATTCCTGTGCAGCCAATGATCATGAGTCAGCCGTAGATCCACAGCCACTACGGGAAAGTCAGCCACGGAACCGCAGCCAGGGGAAAGGAGCCAGCCATTGGCTGTCAGCCACAGGGGTAAGGCTAGCCAAGGCACATAGTTTGCAGCCGCCGAACGGCAGCCAGCCAGAAGGCCGCAGCCAGATGAAGTTGTCAGCCATCTGCCCAGGAAGGAGTCTCATGGCCGATATGACTAACCTGGTCCGGTTCGTGGAGAGCCTGAAGCCGGGCGAGCGCAACAAGGGCCTGTTCTGGGCAGCCTGCCGTGCTGCCGAGGACGGCCTGGATCCTGCCCCGCTGATCGATGCCGCCGCGGAGACCGGGGTGAACCGGGCCGAAGCCGTGCACACGACGGTGTCCGCTGCCCAGTTCATCGCGAAAGCCCGCAGGGATCACGAGAAAGTGAATCCGTCATGAAACGACTGCTCGCCCTGATTGCCGTTCCCGTGGTGCTGGTACTGTCCCTGGCAGGCCCGTCCTCGCCGGCGCACGCCGCAGTCTGGTCGCAGGTACACGCCGCCAACAGCAGCTGGTGCATTACTGCCGACCTCAATACCGCCCCCGGCGGCAAGGTCTACCTGTACCGGTGTTACTCCAATCCCGTTAACCAGCTCTGGGCTGACATCAGCGTGTCTGACGGCGGTTACATGCTCCAGCTTGACGAGTGGTATAACGGGCAGCCGCTGTGCCTGAATAACGCGGGCGGCACCACCAACGTGAACGTGCAGTATACGGTCTGGTACTGCGAGTTCAGCCCGGTGCCGGCCTGGGAGGAAATCTACCGCGCGGACGCGGGCGGCGGCTGGTACCAGTTCCTCCAGAAGGGCACGTTCAACGCTGTCACCAATACCGGGAACAATGACGTGAACCTCAACCCCATCACCACCTGGTACGCGCGGAACCCGATTCCGTCATACCAGGAATGGTGGCGGAACTGGTGAGCCCGCAGCCAGGGCAGAGCAGCTAGCCATCATCGATGAGAATCCTCGCGTTGCACGACGGCGGTTCCGGGTGCGCTTTTTACCGGGTCAGGCTGCCTATGGAACAACTGGCCCTGCACGGGCATGAAGTCCGGCTGGCATCAGGGACGGAAGAGAAGCCGGTCACCCTGTCCGATATGCAGGGCTGGGACGTGATCGTCAGCCAGCGTCAGCTCAGCCATAAGAGCCTGGAGTCCTGGCGCAGGGCGCGCGGGCCGTTCAGCCGCCTCGTCTATGAAACAGACGACGACGTGTTCACGATCCGGCCAGATAACTTTCAAGCCTACTGGCTCTACAGCAAGGAGGACATCCGGGATACGGTTACGCACGGAGCTGAGGTAGCCGACCTGATCACGGTAACCACTCCGTACCTGGCCGGCGTGATGCGCGAGAATACCGGCAACCTGAACATCGCTGTGCTGCCGAACAGCGTGCCCGCCTGGGTGCTGGATATGCCCCGGCCGGAACGGAACCGGCCCGCGATCGGCTGGCAGGGCGGCGCCAGCCACGGGGTCGATGTCGGCCTGCTCGTGCCGTCCGTGCGCCGGTTCCTGAAGCGTTTTCCCGGCTGGGATTTCCGGCTCGCCGGTACCGATTACCGGCCGACGTTCAAGGGCGGGGACCGGGTGATCTACACCGACTGGATCCCGGTGTATGACAACGCGCAGAGTTACTTCACGTCCGTGGACTTCAACATCGGCCTTGCCCCGCTGGAAGATACGCCCTTCAGCCGCAGCAAGTCAGACATCAAGGTGGTTGAGTACGGCGCGCTGGGCATCCCGTCCGTCGCCAGCGATTGCGATGTCTACCGGAACTTCATCAGGCACGGCGAGAACGGTTTCCTCATAAAGAAAGACCATGAGTGGCTGGCGTACCTGAGTATCCTGGCCTCGGACGATGAGCTGCGGCTCAAGATGGGGGAGGCTGCCCGGGAGAGCGCCCGGGAGCGTACGATCGAGGCTAACTGGAAACTCTGGGAAGAGGCATACATGGCGCTCTTCCCGTATGCTAGAGTATAGATAGTCCCGGTCCCGGGCTGAAGCAAACACCTGCTCCTCGGCAGAACTTGGCGGTCCGGGACCGGGTCCACAGCCAGAGAACGGAAGCCTGCCGACGAGGAACAGGATCAGATGACCAGCAGCCATGAGGATGAAGCCAGCCACCCCGTCGTAGAAGCCCGCGGCGGTGACAGGATCGACTGGGACCACACCCTGCCGTATGCACCGCTGCGTCTGCAATCACAGCCGATGGAGAACGGATTGCCAGAGGGAACGAGCCTGCCTGATGACGCAGCCTGACGGGTACCGCGCTCTGCACCTTGCCGATGTCCTGAACGAGGCCGCGATCCTCGACCGGGTCTGGACGACTAACCCGGCCGGGCATGACGATGAGCGCAGCACGCCTTGGATGCCCTTCGAGGTGTACGCGTTCATCGCGCTGGTAGCCGAGGCACTGCCCGAGATCCAGGGCACCCGGTTCCTTGAGATCGGCTGCGGCATCGGCACCCGGATGAAGGTCGCGCAGGAGTTTTTCGGGCTGGACGTGCACGGTATCGACCGGGTGCCTGAGTACATCGCGCAGGCGAAAACGCTGGGCCTGTCCGCCGACGAGGCTGACGCGATGCAGTGGGCCGGCTTCGGGCTCTATGACCTCATCTGGTTCAACCGGCCATTCAATGACGCGCACCTGCAGTCAGCTCTCGAAGACAGGGTCTGGCGGGAAATGCGCAGCGGCGGCGTGGTCATCTGCGCGAACCTGCTGGATAAACCGCCCGACTCCTGGTATCTCATTCTGGACGACTGGGAGGTCCGGCGGGGGATCTGGGCGAAACCGTAAGGAGTAATAGTCATGTATGCAAACGGAAACAGCTTCGGCAACCCGAATGGGGCTGCCCTCAACGGTGACAGCGCCTTCTCCCAGCCTGCTTACGGCGAGGGCATTCCGCAGCAGCCGCAGAACCTTCACGCGAGGGTGCTCGCCGTCCGGACCTGGAATGTCAGGTAAGCCTGCAGCCAGTTCAGGACAGACAGCCACCGCGATCAAGCGCTAAAATTTGACAAGCACGCTGCGGCCTCAACGGGAGCCAGCCCTGGACAGGGGAGGGCTCCCGTTTGAGCGCGACCGTATTTTACGACAACGTCAACGAAGTCGCCCTGCTCAGCAACACGTTCCTGAACCAGAATCAGCAGCCAGCGGATCCGACAACTGTTTCGTGCGTGGTTACCGATCCGTCGAACACCTCGGTCACTCATACCTATAACGGTCTCGCGCCGGCTGACATCGTGAAGGTCAGCACCGGGCTGTACACGCTCAGCGTTCCCTGCTCGCCGGCTATTTCCGGGATTGACGGGCTCTGGGAAGGCGAGTGGGTCGGCACCGGAGCGGTCAGCGACGTTCAGCCGTCAACCTGGCGCGTGCTCCCGGAGAAGACCGGCCAGCTCTTCTACTGCGGTCTCGAAGAGCTGAAGAGCCGGCTGGCCCTGACGGGCAGCCAGGATGATTACGAAGCGCAGATCGCCATCCAGGCGGTGTCCGGGTGGATCAATACGTACTGCGGGCAGCATTTCAACCGGGTCACCGAGGCGCGCACCTTCGCTCCCCTGGATATCTGGCAGCTTGACATCGACCCGCTGGTCACCCTGACGGCCTTCAACGTGGACCAGGACGGTGACGGGGTATTCGAGCAGGCGTGGACGCAGGGCACTGATTTCCAGCTCAAGTTCGGCGAGTTCCTGTACAACATCAACAGCCTGGGCATTCAGCTGCCGTACCGCAAGGTCCAGGTGCTGCAGACCGGTAAGTGGTTCCCGTTCATCTACCCGTACAGTCACTTCGACCGGGTGCAGATTACCGGTACCTGGGGCTGGCCGTCTGTCCCGCCGCCGGTTGCGCAGGCCGCGCTCATCCTGTCTGCGGACGTTTTTAAATTCAAGGATGCTCCGTTCGGGGTAGCCGGGATTTCTGATTTCGGGGTCACGAGGATCCAGACTAATCCCTGGCTCGTGGAGATGCTCCGGCCGTTCATTAACGTCCGGCGCAAAGCGGGCGTCTGATGTTCGTCCTCACCACCGTGAACTGCGCGGCGCTCATCCCGGTCGATAATGTCAAGGCCGGCGGCCGGGGCAAATGAAGAAGCCCGTCCAGAAGCGGTCGAAAGCCCAGCAGGCAGCCAGTCAGAAGTGGGCGGCAGCCGGGCGGGCGAAGCAGGCTGCTGTCCGGGCAAAGTACCGGGCCGCGCATCACGGGGCGGGGCCGCCGCAGTCGAAAGCCCAGCAGGCGGCGACGAAGAAGTGGCAGCGGGCGGGTGTGGCGGCGCAGGCGGCCAGGCGCCAGGGCAAGACGCCGGCCAAACCGAAACCCCGCGCCGCTGTCATGCCGCAGGAATTCGCGCTATACCAGTCGGCGTCCTGGGTGACCGGCTGCAATGAGCTGATGCCTACGTGCTCGGCAACCGCCGTTGCCAATCACCTGTTCGCGGCCATGGACTACGAGGCTGCCGAGTTCGAGGTGTACGGCCTCCACCGGAAAGCGGGCGGCGATGAGGGCGCGACGATAGAAAGCGTGCTGGAAGCCGTGAGCTGCTACGGTCTCGGCCCTTACAAGCTGCGCCGGTTTTTCCGCACCGACCAGGATGTGATTATTTGCGGCCTGGTGGTCGGGATTAACCTGCCGCATGGCCGGCATGCAGTACTGTCGCACCCGGCCGGGATGGTCACCTGGGGGCAGGTCGTGCCCTGGGAGGGTGAGCCTGAGGAGGCATGGGCCCTGGAATGGGAAGCGTGACATGAATTTCTGGAATAATCTCCTGCACTTCATGGGCATCGATGACACTACCGGGAAGTGGTACGGGTTCTGGTCCGGGTTCGCCAGTGACCTGACTATCATTGCGGCGGCTATTGCCATCCCGTGGAGCATTTACCGGCGGCATAATTGCAATGTTAAGGGCTGCTGGCGGATCGGCAAGCACGACTTTGAGGAACCGGACACTAAAATTAAGCGATTGCTGTGCTGGCGTCATCATCCCGATGTCAAGAGCAGGCAGCTAACGAAAAAGGACCTGCGCGAGCAGCTGCACCTGTACCTAGGCGATAAGCCCGGAAAGGGCTGACCCATCTTGGCTAGCTGTGCAGCAGTGGCTGCGTATCTAAGTGTAGGATACCAGCATGGCTGACCTGGCGACTATCCGCACGGCGCTCGCGAACCGCATCACGACAGGTACCGGGCTCCAGACGCTGCCCGAGGGCCGTGATCTCATCAACCCGCCGGTCGGCGTTATCCTGCCCGGCCAGCCGGTTGTCATGTACGGCGAGACCATGGACGGCGCGCTCCAGGTCAGCCTCCGGGTGTTCCTGCTCATCTCTGACGCGGCGCCGAACGAGGCAGTGCAGCGGGCACTTGATGCCTATCTCGGCATCGGCTCAGGGGAGGGCCAGAGCGTGGCCGGCGCGATCCAGCAGGACCCGACGCTTGGCGGGACCGTGCACTACGCGGTGCCCCTGCAGGCCGCGAATTACGGCCGGGTCGATTACGGCGGCGTGATTTATTTCGGGGCCCGCGTTGACGTGCAGATCGGAACGATATGAGAGTGCTGCTGGTGCACCCGGGCCCGGATTTTTCTGTCGCGGATGTCTACCGGGGCTGGGCCGAGGGCCTGGAGGAAATGGGCTGCGAGGTCGCGCTTTTCAATACTAATGACAGGCTTATCTTTTACAGCAAGGCGCTGCTTGACACGGGTCAGGTCGATGAGACCGGGCATCCGATCGTCACGCAGGCGATGACCCAGATGGAGGCTATCCGCGCGTCGATGCAGGGCCTGTCACATGCCTGCTATTCCTTCTGGCCGGACGTGGTGCTGTTCATTTCCGGTTTCTTCCTGGAGGCCGGCACGTTCGCGCTGCTGCGTTCCCGGGGGCATAAGCTGGCCATCCTGCACACCGAGAGCCCTTACCAGGACGATGAGCAGCTGACCCGGGCGCAGTTCGCGGACATTAACCTGCTGAACGATCCGACCAACCTGGAGAAGTACGATCCGTACGGGCCGGCGCTCTACATGCCGCACGCCTATCGGCCGCAGCTGCATCATCCCCGCCGGGGACCGCTCAATCCGGAGCTTGCCTCCGATTTCACCTTCATCGGCACCGCGTACCAGAGCCGGATCAGCTTCTTCGAGCGCATGGACTTTACCGGCGTCGATTTCCTGCTCGGCGGCTCGAACTGGGATGAGCTGCCGGAAGACTCGCCGCTCTGCCGCTTCCTGGACCAGGAGAACCTCGCGGGCTGCGTCGACAATGAGCAGACCGCCGAGCTGTACCGGCACGCGAAGGCCGGCATAAACATCTACCGGCAGGAGTCCGAGGACGCGCATGCCGGCGAGGGCTGGGCGATGGGCCCCCGGGAGATCGAGATGGCCGCGTCTGGGCTGTTCTTCCTGCGCGACCCCAGGCCCGAATCGGATGAGGTATTCCCGATGCTGCCCTCGTTCGCCAGCCCGGAAGACGCGTCTGACCAGCTGAAGTGGTGGCTGGCCCGGGATGGCGAACGCGAGGAGGCGGCGCGGAAGATGCTTGCCGCCACCGCGGACCGGACATTCGCATCGAACGCGAAACGCCTGCTCAGGGCGCTTGATACGCTGTAACGGCACGACAGCCTGGGGATTTGACTACAGCACGGTCATGTTATACTTTTAGATACACTACCCGGTGGCCGGGGGCGAACCCCGAGGATCGGAGAAGCGACCGTGACTGCTCTCGTCAGGAAAATTGCCGCGCGACTGCCTGCCTACTGCGGGTGC